AGCAAAGCATAGTAACATTCATGCGATCATTTGATTCACGAATATCTGTAATTCGCCAATCAAAACCTCTCCAAGTAACGGAATATAGATTTTGATTGTCCACGATTTCTTTCATATTAGGGGTATAGTTAAAAGTCAAATTAACTAAGTCTGCATATACTCGATACCGTTCCGAAATGCGTACAGTATTGGATACATCAGCAACCGTAGCCCTTGTTTTAAACCATTCCGCAATTGCGGTAGTATATTGACCATAAACATCAATAGAGTTGGTTACATTGTTTATTACGACATTTTCGTAACGAGCAATACTCATTTATAGCACCAAAGGTTTATAGGGTCTTAAAAGAGCCGTAACTCCAAATGGAATGTCATGGAGCATCATGGCATTAGAGTTGCTACGATTATTATATAAATGAGTTAAAAGCAACAATCCAGCCTGTTTAATAACTGGATATTGCGCTAAAGGGCTTGCCGCAGTTGTGTATAAAACCACAATTGGGTTTGTCATAATAGTGTTTACTTCTGATGGAATGCCGCTATTTACAATTACTTTATTTCCAGTTGGGTCATAAAAATAATCAGTAGTAGCCAAAGTAACAAATTGTGGCGGTGTGCTTCCGTTCCAGTAGCCAACGCTATTTATAACCGTTCCAGCCGTGTTTCTAAAGTCTTGTGATACCTCAGGCAGATCAAGGGACATTTGTGTCCCTGTGGAGTTTGTAGCGCCATAATAGACTTTATATTGGATAGAGAAGATGGTCATTCCTAGATAATCTTCAATAGCCATACGAGTAGCCAATTCAAGCCCTTCCAAATAGGAATCTTGGCTTTCATCTTGAAAAAGATTTAACTGATTTGTAATCTCATCCAAAGTTAGCCAAGATGTAAGAATATCTCGGCTTACTTGCTCAACTTTTTCATAGTTAAATGGATTGCGATTTGACCCTAAAAAGGGACCCGAAGTTAAATAATCGGCTGGCATGATTTACCTCTTAGGCGGGACCAACTAAACGAACACCAGCAAATACATCAAGAATTGTTGTGGCAACACGCTTTTCAGCAAACAAATAAATAAAGCCGGGTGCAGTCTGATCAAAACGCTTAATGCTCATCATTTCATTGTCTGCAATAGTTACAAAACGGCTAAAGTCTGCCAAATAAACTGGGTATTTACCAGCACCAGTTACATCCATATAAGGATTAGGAATTACACAATGACCAAAAATATACATTACTGCGCCACCATCATCATCGCCAACTTCAAGGAAGTTATTGGCTGATGTAGAAGCCTTTAGTTTGCGCAATGCCCCGATAGTAGTTGGGTGCATCATCCAGCAAGTTGTTTCTTTAAATAAATACTGTGGTGGCAATGCCGCCATTAAGTTTGCTAAATCATCATAAACAACCGCAGTATTTGCGGCTTGTGCAACTTGTAATACTGTATGCAATCCATTAGTCATACCTGAACCACTTGTGCCAAAAGCGGCGGCAGAAGTAGAGCCAGCATAACTATTTAAACCACGCAAACCTTGCGTAGCACCATAAGCAGTAGTAGTAGATCCTGTTTGATCATTATTGAACATCATTGATTGGGCTTCAACTTGACTAAATTCCAATGCCAAATCCATTACCAATGTTTCTTCAAGATAATTAATATCAGACAATACGGCAGTTCTAACAGGCAATACTGCGTTCACCGCACGAATAGGTAATTGCCAAAATGAAGTTGCTTGATTAGGCGATCCTTCATTTGTATTTACAGGGTATCCCCAAGGATTAGTTGCATCCTGTGAATTACCAGTTTTTACTACAAATGCTTGATCAGAACTGGGTGAAACAATTTCACGACTGACCATGCGAAAAGGGTTTGCATAACGCAAAGATGCAAAAGCATCATCATAAGTTACACGACCACCAACACCCGAACCAGAACCAGTAAGGGCTGATGCCTCTTTTAAGTTTATTGTTGCTTGACCTTCAGTTAAGGCTTGTTTAATAGATTCGAGAATTAGGCTCATGTTTGTATTCCAAATAAGTTAAAAAAAGCGGGGGATTTCTCCCCCACTTCTATCAATCACCAGCAGTTGCGGTAGAACGATAACGGATAATCGCAAATGGATCGACTGTGCTTGTGCAAAGGCGCTTTTCACCAAAGAAGGTAATAAAGCCGGGCAAAGTCTGATCGTATCTACGGAGAACCATGTTCAAACGATCTACGATTGTATGACCACGACTCCAATCACCAAAATACATTGGGAACAGATTTAGTTTGCTTGGAATGTTGTTATATGTAGGTGTGTCGAGGTAGTTATTAACTACAACATCAAAACCTAGCAATGAACCAACAATACCATCTTCACGGGCTAAACCATCAACATAAATTGGACGACCTTGATCATCAGTTAAGCCACGAATTGCGGCAAGCATAACTGGATTAATCATAAACTTAGCAGATGTTGTCCAGTATTGTTGTGGCAATGCATAGATGAAATTAACAATATCAGCATAGGTAACTTTGTTGGTTGTTTGACCAGAAGTTGTGCCATCACCGTTAGTTGTCAATTGATCATAAGTACCCATTGAGTTCAAACCACTTGAAGAACCTGTGCCTGAAGAACCAAAAGCGGCAGTAGAAGTTTTTCCACCTGTATAGGAAGCATTAGAACCCGGATATTGATTTAAACCACGCAAACCATTGCTACCGCCATATTCTGGAGTGTTGTAATCAACATAAGCCTCTTGATCGTTGTTTTGGATCATGGACTGTGCTTCAACTTGGCTAAATTCAGCAAGCATATCGCTTACTACATTGCCTTCCAAGCCATCGATGTCATCCAAAGCGGCAGTACGGATTGGAAACTGAACATTTAGGTCTTGCAAAGTTAATTGCCAGATATTTGTGTTTTCTGTTGTTCCTGCACCGTTGTTGTTAATTGCATAACCCCAAGCCGCACCAGCATTACCTACTTTTGCACGGAATTGGTATGTTGCGCCTTCAGTTGCAACTTGACGAGATGCACCACGCAATGGGTTAAGCAAACGCAATGGAACAAATACTGGATCATAGGCTGTACGACCACCGATGCCAGCACCAGAGCCTGTCAATGCGGATGCTTCTTTTAGGAACGCATCATACTGACCAGCATCCTCAAACATTTTGATTTCTTTTTCTACACGGCTTGAGCCTGTATAAAAAGATTTCAATTGCTCTTTAACCATGCGATTAACTTCTTGACCAATTGACTTATAAGTTTTGATGGTAGAAGGTGCGCCCATTTGACTTACTTTTGCTTCCAAAGCGGCAACTTTTTCTTCAAAAGAAGCAACTTTTTCTTCAACAAGAGCAACAGTTTCATTTTTTACTTCTTCAATCTTTGCAATGTTTGAAGCCTCGATTGCATCGACCTTTTCAATAATTTTTTCTACGGACATGATAATTCCTTATTAAATGCGTTTGGATAATGCTTTCAATAATTCTCTTTCCTCTAGGGCTTTAAGAATATTGTCGGCTTCATTTACCACCGCTTCAGGTTCACCCTGTTGTGGGGTTTCTTTAAGTGCTGGCTTGTCTGCATCACGCAATTCAAGAATACGCTTAAAGACGGAAGATGCGGTGGTCGCACCCTTCTTGGAAAGTCCTGCCTCACGCAAGGCTTCCTCAACAATACGAGGATTTAAATGCCCTTCAGCATCAAAACACTCTAATTTCATTACTTCTGCGGCTGGATTATTTGGATACATAACAACAGATATTTCACGCAAGCCACCTTTAGTAATTTGGAAATATCCTTCTTCATTTGCATCATCACCTAATTGATTGCCGTCTGCATCAACCATCATGGCTTCATCAGCGTAAGCACCAACAGAAACTCCACCAAATAAATTTGGAGATTCTTTTAATACTGAATAAATATCCGATCCACCGACTGTGGACATAAATAAACGACCTTTTGCAGTCATGCCATCTTCATCAAATGCAACTTCGTTCCATTCGCCTACTGGCATACCCATATCGTTGTGATTTAAAAACATTGGCATTGGTTTACCAGCATTGGAAAACTCGTCTGCCCATTGAGCAAAGCCTTCAGGTTGGTAGTTAAATTTTCTACCGTCTGTGCCTTCTCTTGCTCCCCATGTTGTTACACGGGCTTCTATTTTGCCACTAGGATTTTGTGCTTCGTCTGCGGACTGTCCCAGTTGAACTTTTGCTTCGCAAATTAGATTTAGATTTTTCATTTATTGCCCCAAGTTTAATGGATTGGTCATTATCTTGTATTTTGGGCTTTTCTACCACTTCTTTTGGTAGTGTAGCACTAGGTTTATTAATTTGGGAAGAAAGTAATGCGCAAATTTTTTGAACAAGTCCCATTATGTCGTTCCTATATTCATTTTTCTTTTCTGATTACCACCGCCACCACCAGTATCTTGTGGCGAATTTCCCAATGTAGTATTTTGTGCCTGTTTATTGTCTTGCTTTAATTCATCTGCGCCATCTACTTTTGGCATATTCAGATATTCTCTTGCTTCATTTGGAGTCATAATACCACCATTAACTCCTTGTGTTACAAAATTTACTTGATCTAAAGCATCGCCTTTTAGGAAGTCTTTAGTATCAAATCGAACACATAAATTTGGATAACCCTTAAATAGATGATTATTTAATTTTTGTTCAATATTAATGATAGTTGGATACATTTTGGATTTATAAAACTCAGACATCATTGTTTGAGTATTATTATATTTTTGATCTGCAATGCCAATCATTGATGGCGGCACTCCAAATAGACCGCACAAGCGTTTCATTGTTTGGATCTTTAAATTGGCGGCATCTGCATCTTGCAATGTAAGCATTTTTACAGTTTCAAATGTCATGCCTTGATCAAGCAACATACCTTG